CGTTGGTGGCTCATAAGGGCCGCCGTCCTCTTCGTCGTAGTGATACGCTTCAGCGGCAGCAACAAGCGTGCTGTGAAATTCTGGGCGAATGGCCCATGGCTCGTGTGCCAACTTATGCGTCAATCTCGCTCTCATTATTAAAAACAGGGTTAGGTGTGCGCTGGCTCAGTAGGTGTAAGGCGGTTTCCATTGAGACGCTGTATTCATCAGCCAGGCGTTTGGCGCGGCCTAACAAATCGCTTGCTTCGCGCTCTACCTGGTCGCGCATCTCTTGCCAATCGTGGCCGCGTTCGCCGGCATCCTCACGCATGGTGCGCAGGCCCATCTTGATGGCGTCTTGGTTGGCGCGTGCTTCGCGGCCAAGGTCAACGGTGATTTTCTTGGGCGCCTGCCAGTTCACTCGCCACCAGTTGTCGCTTGGCGGCAGGTCGCCGCGCTTGATGCCGCGAGCAATAACCCAGCCCCAGACGCGGTTACAAAAACGGGAAGTAAGAAGGTCTTGGCGTTCCTCGAATCGTCTAGCCGCTTTTTCTAGTATGAACCTTGAAGCGGTTCCTTGTTTGCTGGGTTCGACTACAAATTCGTATGGCACACCAAGACCAAGAGCGACGTCTCGAATTAGGTATTCGAGGAAGCCAGTAAACGCGGGCGATGGCTTATTGCTGGCAAAGCTTTCTATTGATTCACCAATCTTGAGGCGTGGCACCATGCCGGGTTGGAAGGTATCCCAAGGCACTGTGCCTGTGTCAGCGGCGCCATAACCGTCCTCGATTAGGCTTATGCCATCTTCAGCACTGGTGTTCTGGGAGGTGATGGCCATGCCCACGGCGCTATTCATTTTCACGCCCACTTTCTCAAATTCGAGGATGTCGATTGCATCCCTGATGTGGTCAATGGCGTGCGTTAGCGCTGACACTCCGCGCAGTTGCGCCACGCGGTCAGGGTCGTAAACCAGGATGAAATTGTTGGCGCTTATCGAGCGGTAATCATCGCCATCCTTGACCGTGTAGGCGGTAGGGCGGCCAGCGGGTGACACTTTCACGCCGTCATGGCCTTCGCCATAATATTGCGGCCCCTCGCTCAAGATGTTGTGAGATTCGACGAGTTGCAGTTGCGGAAAGGCGTCCTGGCGGCCAACCATCAGGAATCCAATGTCACCGTCAACGTCCATCCTGATGGACGCAAGGCGCTGCATCTGGGCAAAATTAAATTGGCCCGCGACATCGCAAACCTTTGACCACTCGGCAAAATAGTCTTCGTAAGCCTTTCTTGCTTCGCTTGCTTGGCTCTGAGGCTTGAGCCCCGTGCCTAGAGCGTAGCGGCTGACATCGTTGACCGCGCCGCGCACCATGCCGTTGTTTGTGTAGAGCCATCGAGCAAATCCCATCAACCGCCGCCTAGCACCACGGTTCAAGGTGTTGCTAATATCGCTGACAATATATGGCAGCGATGTGCGGAAGCGGTTTGACTCGGTGCCGCGGTAATGGCTGGTTATGCTGGCGCGCTTTTTGGGCGCGGTCTCAATGGCGATGGGGCGCCCGTTGTGGTCTACTAGGCCGCTCATCTGCTAAAACGTGCAAAAGTCATTCGGGTCGGCTTAGTGCCGGTCACGAGACCTTTTTCGATTAAAATGGGGGTGAGTTGTGCGGCAAGCTCGTCGGTGGGCATCACGAGCTCACGGGTGCCGCTCTGGCTGGCATTGGAAAACGAGACGGTAACGGAGCCCGACAATATGGCATCAGCAACCCTCTGTTGGAGGGTCGTTAACCATGAGTCAGACTGAAGTCGGAGGAATCCGCTTATGTCACTTGCCATCTATATATAGGTGGCAAAGTGTCGCACCTAGCTATCAATCAGCGGTCGAAAACAGCTTGGCAATGGAGGCAGCCACCACTTGCATGAGCTCGCAGTCCCAGGCGTGGTTGGCTCGAAATGAAATCCAGCGCAAGGTTGTGCGGCCATGCTTATCTAGCACCTCGCGCTTGCGTTCACTGTCGATTTGTTTGGCATATTCGTCTGCCATATCGCCCAAGTCGCACACTTCCCATGGGTGGCTTTTGCCGCTCTTGAGAAGTTGCAAAACGTCCTTGGTGGTGGGGTTGGACCATCTGAAAACTGGCGGCGCTGTGCGCCCTGTAGCGCTCACGCGTGTTGGTTTGCTGAACATGCGGCGCACGGTGTGGCCATTGATGTTGTGCGCGTAATCAATGACGTCTTCGCCTCTCATGCCCATCCAACCATAGCGGCCACACTCGGCCAACACCCTGGCGCGCTGATAGCCGACATCGAGGAATGTGCGTTGAGGCGCCACATTGTATTCCTTGCGCATGGCCTCAATGTCATCAAATGACGTTAGGCGGCGGAAGGTTAGCAGTCGGCTTGCGCCTGTTTTTGACCATGAGCGGCAGACCGCCCAAAACTCCTCAAGATAGGCTTGAACGTCTACGGTCAAAAATCGGGTGGCTTCATCTTCCCACTCAGCGCCTGGCTCATAGTCCTTGACCACCACTTTCTCAATGTCCACATGATTGGTGGCTTTCCAAGGCTCTGCCAATCTCAGGGTCACAAATTCGCGGAGCGGCTGAATGTAGCCGGCAGCGGCGTGCTGTTTTGCTCGCAGAAAATCAACCACCAGGTCAGCCCATGGCATCACTGACGGCGGCAATGCTAATTGATTGAACGAAAACGAGCGCACCCTTGGCGTTGGGTTGCTGTTGCTGGCCTGATATCCGCCTCGGCTCATCGCTCGCCAGTTGGCTTCGGTGTTTTCGTGGGCATGGTCACAATGTGGGCAAACCATGCGCACGGTTTTAGCAACTTGCTCGTAATCCCAAACGCCGTTTGGCTTGGTGGTCTCGTTGGCGTCCCATCGCACCACCTCGTAGAAAGCCGGCGCAAATAGCTTATTGCATCCCAAGCAAACCAGGTGCCAATGCTCACAGGTGCCGGCTTGGAATGCCGCATCAAAATCGCTGCCCTCCTCTTCGGGCGTGCTGGACAACCAGTGCTTGCGGTTCCAATAACGAGTTGTTCGCGCGCGTGCTCTTGCCAGCATACCTGGCCGCCAGGCGCTAACCTCGTCACCAAATAGCCAGCGGATAGACCATGACCGCAAAAAGTTGTTGTTTGCGGCGCCCAGCTTGAGCGTGCAGGTGTTTAGAAAAAGCTCGGTGTTGGTCTTGCGGTGGCGGTCACGTGGAAATTGCTCGCGGATTGGTGCGCATGATTCGAGCATGGGCATCAAGCGCTCTTTGCTAAAGTCCTTGGCGGCATCTTCATCCTGCATGACCGTCATGGTTGGACCTGGATGATTGGCGATTGCCCAGGCGGTGGCCACCTGCATTGAGACGGTTTTGCCAGTTTGGGCGGCACAATTAAGCACTACCTCCTCGATGCCTGGGTCGGCAAAGGCGGCCAGCGGTTCAATCAACCACGGCGTCTCGCTGGCGCGGAATTGGTTGCCATAGGGCGATTCGCGCAGGCGCACATGCTCAAGCGCCCAATCTGGAATGGTCGAGGCATCCTTCTCGGCAAATGCCACCTTGCAGCAATCTTTAATAATTCGCTGCATATTTGCTCAAGGCGTCCCTTACCTTGGTGTTGTATTGGGCAATGATAGGCTGCGCCTCGGTTGGCGTCAGGCCGGCCACAAGCGGCGGCAACTTGGCCTCTTGCTCATCCAAATGCTTGGCGAACTCTTGGCAGATTGCCATCACGCCGGCTCGCACATCTTCGCGGTCCAGCACCTTGCCGCGCATTCCCTCAAGCTCAACGTCTAGCTTTTCAACCTGGCGCCTTATCTTCTCAACTTCATGCCACTCCTTGGTGCCTGGTTGCGCCTCGTTGCTTGCCTCAACCGCGTTGGCTTCGCGTGCTTTTGTGATGTCTTCAAGCTTGTAAAGATGGGCACCCCTCTCGCCAGTGCTTGCCACTGGAACGCGCACTAGGAAGTTGCGCGCTTCGTGATAGCTCATGTCGAGCTTTTGGGCGACATCGCTGATTCCAAGTAGCCTTTCGCTTTTGGAAGTCTTTGCGTTTGTGCGGTTTGATGGTGTGGTCATGCGATTACAGCGTGCTCGTGCGCGGAAACC